CTTTGTAGGCCATTTAGGGCGGAAATTGGATCAATCATTTCTTTCTCTCCCACTTCAGGCAAACAACCCTTCGGTTGTAAACATCGCCTGTCCAAGTCCATTTAATACATCGGTATTCTATGGTTGCCGCCAAAAGAAAGGCGATCACGGGAATGCCCAAACAACAATATAACTACAAAAAATTACAAAACAAAGAAGAAGGACTGTCGCAATTGCTAGAGTCCAATCTTTCATTATTCTTCTACTGGAATGCCACGATTTCTAAGCTCTTCAATGGCTTGTTGTCTATCAATGGTAGCCATTCCTGTCAAATCAATTTTGGGTGTTTGTTCTGATAAGTCTTTAGGTTGTGTAGTCTCAACCATAGGGCCAACACGAGGAGCAAACTTTGCCAAACTCATACCTAACATTGTTGCCAAATCAGCCGCTTTTGTCAGCTTGCCTTTGCTCTGTGCTTCAGCCATCTTCTTTACAGTATCAGGATTGAAAACAACATCAGCAATTGCTCTAGGATCATTTAAGATGAATTTTGCATAAGAAGCAAGTTCAGCCGCCACTAAACCTTGTTGCGCTGTTGCTCCTGTCCCTCTTGAGATCGCATAAGCATCAGATTGAATTCCTTTTGTAGCTTCTGAAGCGGTCTTCGCTGTTTTTTGCAACCACTGAATTGCCAATGATGCGTTTGCTCTGTCTGCCGCATTAGGAAATAAATAGTTGAAATCGCCTTTACTGTTGTTCAACTCTTTTAACAGTGTTTTCAAGTCTAGAGTAGGAGCGCCTTCAGCCGCACCAGCAGCGGCTTGCTGTGACTTGGTAAGCAAAGACTCTAATTGAGATCTGCGAACTGTGTCCAGAACCATGTTTGCATCAGGACTGTTAGCCAAAACCTGACTTAAAAATAAACGCTCACTAGGCTTTGCCTTAGAAAGTCTATCAATCACAAGTTCAGGAGTTAATGCAGTAGGCGATTCAACATCAAAATATTTGGTTAAAGGGTAGTTTGAATACTCTTCAATCTTTTGTAAGTTAGCCTTAAATTTATCACGAGCTTTAGCTAAATCATCAGCACCAGCAACACCAGAGCTAACAGCGTCATCTAAGGATTCTCTAAATCCTCGTAGAACTTTTATGGCTATTCCCTTGACTTGGCCAGGCGCTACACCCTCAAATATGTTTCCTTTGCCAAAGTCTGCTTTGCCAGAATAAGCGGCCTCACCCCATGCGGCTAGATTCTTTTGAAGCCTATCAATGCTTATCTTACTTAATTGCTGTGGAACAGCAGGTGTGATATTGACAAAAGCTGGCTCACCTGTAGGGCCAAGAATTTTAGATGGTTCAACAATAGCCTCTTTAGCAGGTGTTACATACTCATCAATAACACGCTGTAGAGCAGACCTCATGGGTTGCAATGCTTGTATTTCAGCAGGAATTGATGCCAATTCACTCTGAATAATGTTAACAACAGGATCTGTAGACACCATGCCACCTGCTTTTTTAGCGGCATTAAAGTCAACACGAGCATCACCTCTTAAACGAGTAGACAACGCTTTTCCATAGTTATCAAAAGCACTGATTGCGGCATTTGATGCAGTAGTTGGATCTGCGGCTTCTATCGTTGCTCTTTTTAACAATCTATCAAAAAAGCTACCAACATCTTGCGCTTGTGCTTGTCTAAATAGATTTCCAGCTTCACCAATTTTTGTAGATGCTTCTGCGCCTGTTTCTTTAGCTAACTGAACCCTGCTTCCCGTTGCTTCGCCAGGAGTCATTCTGCCAACACGCAATAGGTCATCTAGATTAGAAGGTGGTTGTCCTATTGGAGTATTGTATGCACTCCTTGCTGTTGTCAGACCACCCTTGATTGCGTATGGTGATGCCTGAATAGCAAACTGAGCCAATGGACTATCTGGCGCAATAGCTTGACCCAACATACCAGTACCTGCGGCAACAGCACCTTCACCAGCGATGCCAAGTGCAGATCTAGAGAAAAGACCAGGCAAACCCAATGCTGACAGTGCCATTGCAGGTGCGGCAGATTGACCTGCTTCGTAAGCACCTCTATAACCACCTATTTGCTGAAGATCAGAGCCACTTAGCTTTCTGATTCCTTGCATAATTCCCGTAGAAGAAAAAGCACTAGGATCTTTGCTTTTTTTCAAGTAATCATACAAATTACCATAACCGCCTACTATGTCAATAAGACCTTTGGCAGACCCTTTTAAAGTACTTTCTGCAAACTTTTTAAACTCCTCAAAGGTAGTTCCCTTCTCTTCTAAGACTGACTCAGAAGAGACAGTGATGCCTCGCCTTTTAAGTTCTGCAATTGCTTCTTCTGCTGTAGTCATTTTAATCCTTTACAAATTTGCCGTTAACAAGTTTGCCACCAGCCGCTTTAGCCAAATCTTCTGCACTCATATTAGACACTTTAGGTCTATCAATATCAGTAAGGAAAGGAGATTTAAACCCACGCAAACTGTAGTCGTTTTCATAAAAATGCTTTTCCATTTCACTTGCATCTACAACAACTTTTCTAGATCTTTCTAACAAGAAATTGATAAGATCTGTATTTGTTTTTGTTCCTTTTTCCAATGCAGGGCCAATAGTTCTTGCAAACTCTCGGTCTGTATCTGTAGGATTTGAACCAAGAGCTTTAATAAACGAAATAACACGCTCACCTGCAAGTGCATTAAATTTATCAGCATTTCCAAGTGCTTCATTGTCTTTAGAGCTTGTTAAACCAAATGTTGAGAACACACGCAAAGCGCCTACACGAGCAGGTGCGCCAGAACCAGAAATAGGTTGAGGTGTTTTAAGTAGTTCCTGTAACAAACCAGCTTGTTCGACAGCTTTGCCTGATGCTACTTGCGCTGCATTTAGTCGTTTTGAATCTAACTCAGCTATGGCTTCAGCACCTTTTTTAGCACCTGCTGCTGTTGCTGTTGCAGTAACTTTAGAGATAGTCTGGTCAACAGGGCCTGTATATGGAACACGCACTTGTTTTCCAGTTGCATCTTTATCATAGACAAACTGCAAGTCATTGTTGACATCTAAGAAAACAGCTTTATTACTTCCACCTGCGACACCAATCTTATCAATCTTTGGGGCTACTGGTTTCTCTGGTTTTTCTGGTTTTTCGTATAAAACTAAATCCGAAGGTTTGCCTGAGACTTGATAGTCAGCAAGACTTGCTGGAGTATATTTACCTGATTCCACTAACTTTTGGAATGGATCAGCAGACGCTCTTTCACGCAATCGCTGTTGAGTCAACGCTTGTTCACTCTCAGCCTTACGAGCAACATCAGCAAGCATCATTGCTCCTTGAGTGTCTCCAGCTTGAGACAACATCTGAACACCTCTAGCAATAGAAGCAGGATCAGCATAGTTAATCTGTCCTGAAATCTGTTGTCTAGCAGTAATACGGGCTAGTTCTGGATCTTCACCACCTAAACCACGACCAATAGCACCACCAAGCATATTAGCCCCACGACCAATGGCAAAGTTTGCTTGCTCAAAAGGTGATAGCCTTGCATATTGCATTGCTTGTTGATCAGCACGAGCCTGTTGGCTTTGCTGATACATATCGGGAGTTATGCCGAATAAAGATTGGACGATTTCTGCCATGATTTACTCCTTATCGACCATAAATATCATATTGGGCGGCTTCAAATCCTGTTAGACCAGAGCCATATCTTGATGTATCAAGGGCATTTGTATTACCAAATCCAAACGCATTACCTGCCGCCCTCATAAGCGCTGGATTCTGTGATGCACCAACCAATGCTGTTGCGAATGGGTTGTAGGCATTAGCACCAAACATAGTGTTAGCCGCACCCATACCACCACCATACAGAGCATTAGCACCTGTTGGATTAGCATTTCGACCACCTAAAGCAGCGCCCATCTCCAAAGGTTGTTGTCCAAGAGATTCAAGTCCTGTAGCACCTTGCAGATACGCTTGGTAAGGGGTAAGAGCCGCTGCCTGACCTTGATAGCCCTGAGTTAACAAGTTACCACCAGTACCGAATAAACCTGCTCCAAAGGCTACTTGCTGTTGACCAGCTTGCATTGCTTGAGCCGCTAAACCAGCATCTTGTTGGGCAATGGCGTTGTAATAGGCTTCTGTCTCAGGATTAGATGCACCAAAACCACCTGCACCACTTGGTCTAGCACCAGTAGCACCAACAGACAAACCACCACGACCAGTGTTAAACAACTGATTCTGTAGTTGTCCATATTGACGCTCACGACTCGGTGCTAACAAATCTTGTTGTTTAGCCATGTACTGCTGTGCCGCCTCTTCAGGAGACTGAGCAAGGTACTGCTGACCTAAATTGAACAGTCCTTGAGCCGCACCGCCTAATGGAGCAAATCTTGCTCTTGCACCAGCCGCATCAGTCAAGCCTGTTTCTGCTAGACCTAAGAACTGGTCTTGCATCGCTTTCATTCGTGGGTCTAATGTATAACCCGCACCAGTAACTCGACCCGTTGCTGGATCAGTCGTGAAGTTAGATGAACCGAATCGAGTCGTTACACCTACTGGCCTAAAACGAGCTTCATCAGCCGCAATCTGCGCTGCTTTTATCTGTGCATCAGCCTGTGTCTGGGCGGCTTTTCTTGCTGAACGACCACCCAATAAACCACCAACTATGGATGCTCCTGCTGTAATCAATGCTGGCATATCAAACTCCAATCAAAATATCGTCCACTTTTGACGGGTCTTTCTCGTCAGTGGCGTGAATACAAAACCAAACACAATCTGTCAACGCTTTAACACCATGCGTTAAACCCGCTTTAATCTCAATGCAAGCTGGCGCTTCAATAACTTCTACTTCCTCACCCTTCAAAACCGCTACCTTACCCTTTGCCAATATAGACAAATGGCTAAAGTCATGCGTATGCTTCAAAATGGCTGTGCCTTCGCTAAACTGCGATTCCTTGGCATACAAACCATCACTGAAGTGGTGTGAAATCATGCTGTACGCTTCCACATCGCAACAGTAATGTACGGCTGAAGGTTGGTGTTAGAGCCAGCACTACCGCTAGTATCTGTAGAGCCTGAAATGGTGTGAGTGTGACTACCAGCAGACTGAGAAAGCGGAACATCTGCACTACTACCATCTGTATCACAGAAAGTATCTGTAGAGAAACCAGAGGTTGTCGTAACGCCAAATTGTTGTTTATTGGTTGTGCAATCTAATGGATAGTCAACAGCGTGTTGGTGTCCAGCATGATTGCTTGTAGTACCGCTGTATGTGTGTCCGTGTATCGGAAGGGTTGTATCTTTGCTACCACCAGTTTCTTCCAAGGTGTCAAACAAAGCATCACTTGCATTCAAACCAACCATCACTCGACCAGCACCAAACGCTGTCCAAGTACCAAAACCCAACAGAGTAGCGGGATTAGTGCTTACACCAGCATTGATGTAGATAGAGCCTACAGGGTAAACAGAAGCCAAAGCAGATGTAACTCCACTTGCAACTGCCGCTGTAACAAAAGCAGTTGTCGCTACCTGAGTGGTGTTTGTTCCACTAGATGCTGTTGGAGCAGCAGGTGTTCCAGTAAGTGTAGGAGATGCTAAATCAGCCTTAGTCGCAATAGCCGTAGAGATATTGACAAACTCAGTGTTGATCTCAGTACCTTTGACAATCTTGAGTGGATCACCAGAAGAAAGTGCATCCTTCGTAGCAAAATTGGTACTCTGTGTATAGTTACTCATGACATTTTCCCGTCTTTAGATTGAATTTCAATTCGCTGTATAGACAAAGGCGAACCATTGATGTTTGACTCGTAGCCAGTTTGAACAATTTTACCGCTACCACTTGCCTGAACAACCAGAGTCTGTAAAGCAACACCATCAGAATATTGTGCAACTACTGTGGCGTTAGCACCATATTCAGCAATGCCATACTGAGAAACAGATTGTGTTGGGATAAGAGCATTGGCAGACAAGTAATTCGTAGTGAAGTCAAAACCCCACTTCATCGTGACATACTGGTTTGTTCCACCAATCACAACTATCTTTAATCTCTTCAACAAAGAAGTGACATTGGCATTTCCAAGGTCAGCATGATTTGTGTAGTACATCATCCTGTAAGAAGATGTATGGTCTTGGTAGTTACTGTACTTACCAATGTAACCATTCTTGCCAATCAGAACATCACCATTCCTACGAGATAGCAAAGCAGTAGGCTCAATAGAATCCCACACTGTGACCCTGAAAGAACCATCTTGTAATTGAACTCTAGTGTCAAAACAGTAAACCTCTTTAACAGTAGGCAATGTCATTAAGTAAAAGGCTTCTGTCTCTGAATAAACAGTCTTGATATTGGCAAGTGTCTCACTACCAATAATAGACATGAAGTCACTTCTAATATTCTTAGACAAGTCTCCAATAGGTGCAGACTTCTCAATGATCGTCCTAGCAAACGACCTAACACCAGAGTTAGACAAGAACAGAATATCTTTACCAGTACTCTGAATAGAGTCCCTAGCAATACATCCAATACCGCCTACAGTATCACTTAGAGACATCGTAGAAGGGGTAGTAGCATTGGCATACACCAGAATCTGACGCTTACCAAAGATGATCAAGAAGCCATTGTGTGCTGCTAAACCTGTGATCTCATCAGCACCATTAGGCCAAACTCGATCAATGTTCAAAGTTCCTGCTGTTCCAGTACTCCAAATATGACCTGCTAAAAGGTCAGAGAAACCAACAGTTACATTGTCTGTAGAAGTATCAGCAACCCATAAACGACCAAAAGCAGAGATAACAATGTTCGCAGAAGGAACAGTCCCTACATAACCAGTTTTCTCGCTAACTCTGCGATAAGTAGATGCACTTACAGCAGGGTCAAAGATCAATGGATCATGCCCAACTTGGAAGAAATAAGTAATTCCGTTAAGTGAAGCACATGACCAGTTACTCGCAGTAATGGTAGGAGCAGTACCACCCCCCCCATAGGTCAATTCCACAACAGCATTTGAGCCATCTAACTTGAATAGCTTGTTGTTTCCCGCAAACAGAATTGTCAGAGTGCCATCAGATTGAACTAACTCATGGATAACACCAACATTGTTAGCACCAAGGTCGCCAGAAGATGAATTAACCCTTGCCCAACCCTTACGAGAACCAATACGACCATACTGATCAATGATGCAGTTAGTTGCAACCAACGCAAAACCAGCCGCTAAATCAAGCGGAGAGTCTTGTGTATTCAGACCAAAGAAGCCTGGTGCTGAGATACTTTGGGTTTGGAGTGGTTGGCTCATATTGCTACAAATTCTTGAGCCTCTGGATAACGAGTGCTTTCCAAAGCAATGTAATCAGCAAGCATAGAACGATACAGTTGATAGGCTTCAGAGGAGTTCAAGCCACCATCTTCACCACGCTCAACCAAGGCTCTAGCATAAGCATTCTGAACAACCAAAACATCAGGAACTAAAACATTGGTGTTGTCAGAAGAGAGAGTTGCTTGTGGGACAGTCAATGCAAATGGAATCGTGTATACGCCATCAGGACGGGCATAGAGAACTACTTTGGTGTCTCCATTGCCATCTACACCATCAAAGGAATAGTACTCAGGAATACCACTGATAGCGGGGACTAAGTTCTGAAACCTGTTCATTTGAACAAAGCTGATGTTCTGCAAACCAACATTGGCTGTGGTGTTCAGAGCATCCATCACTTGAAACTTCTGACCAGCACCTGTCATTGAGTACTCATAAGTGCCAGAAGTAGTTGTGATAGTCACTGTTTGACCAAGAACATTCCAACCATAAGAATCTTCAATCTGACGCTTGGCATCATTGACAAACTTGCCAATCAAGGTGGAATAGGATGTCTCCGTTACTGTAGAAACCTGAGTCTCTCGTAAACGAATAAGTACATCATTGACTAATTGTAG